TCTTTCTTCTCTTCTTCACTGGCTTTTGTAAGATCCAAGTCTTTGAATCTACCCTGCTGTACTGCGGCTATCCTCTCGTCTTGGTTCCTCTTGATAAGTGCAAGTTCTTTGTTGTATATGGCCGCACGTTGTTCTGCCGCATCCGCTTCTATTTGATTTATGAGTACTAATGCTTCTGCTCTAGACTTAACTCCTGCGTCTATGGCATCTTGTACAACTTGCTTACGTTGTTCTTCCTGTCTAAAAATGCCTGCTAAATCGTCCTCACCTAATCTTTGTATTTCAGTTAGGGCTTTCTCATTCTTCTTCATAAACTCATTAACGAGTTTAACTTCTTCTTTTATTGCTTTAATTTTTTCTTTTCTTGCAATTTTCTCTGCATCTAACACTATTGCTGAACGCATTATTGCATCTGAATAATTGTCTTGTATGGCTTCAAGTTTCGTTAGTTCTTGTTCTGTGCCAACTAGGTCTTCAATAAGTCCCTGTATTTGTTCTCTGAATATAAACAATGCACTTCCTGCCGCTACTGCCGCTAAAAGGAACAATGGGTTTTTAAGCATTGTGATTGTTAGTGCTCTAACAACTTTGTTCATTACAACTAACGTATTTGCTATTTTTATAAAGGCGTTAGCAACAATCAATAAACCTAATCCTGCAAACGCAACCTTTAAAATGCCCACGTTGTCTTTTAGGAATATAATCGCCTTGCCGGCATTTACTACCGCACCTGCTAATGCTTCTCCAACATCTCTTGCAAACGCATCTATGCCATCTTGGTTGTCATCAAAAAATTTGTTAAGATCTCCAAGTTCGCCTTTAAGTGCTTCAAAAAACTCTTCATTTACTGTTGTTTGAAATTTGAAAAACTTATCCCCAAGCATTGAAAGTGTTCCTTCCAATGTGTTTGCAAATTCTTCCGCCGCAGTACCAAACTCACCACCTGGTCCAAATACCTCTTTGAATCTTCTTACTGTTTCCTCAGTTGTAATCTTTACACCTGACTCGAAACCTAGTAGTGCTAGTACACCTCTTTCTCTAAACAAGTCCGCCGCACTTGCACCACTGGAGAATGCTCTCTGTAATTGTTCACCAGCAGTCCTAAAGTCTAGTCCTGCCACTGCCGCAATGTTTCCAGTTAATTTTAAGTTCTCAGTTAACTCTTCCGCGTTTTCTGATACAACCGCCAAGTTTCCTGAAGCCAGTGCAATCTCTTGTAGACTAAATGGCACCGATCCTGCAAACGTTGTTAGTGCCTCAAATGCTTTGGCACCCTCTTGTGCCGAACCAAATAAGAACTTAAACCTTAATTGTAATGACTCTACTTCCTTACCAACACTTATCAGTCCCTTTAAGAACTTGGCTGTACCTATGGCCGCAAGTGCAACTCCTGCCAATGTGGCTGCTCTGCCCAATGACATCAATGCTTTTTGATTAGCACCTAACGCCCGTTGCAATCCTTCTACGTCTCTTTTGCCTTGTACAGTAGCCTTTATGTTGTAGTTCTGTGTCGTCATCGTCTTTTACCTTTTTGTTTCATCTTCTGCATCTGCTTATTGGCCGCATCTGCTTCAGCTGTGATATATGCTAACCACATATCAATCTCCAACGTTGTCAGCTCCATAACTTGTGATAGTGTTAGTTTTAACCTATCAGCCAACATCATTAAGAACTTGGTCTCAACGTTGGAACTTATTCCTTTACAAGTACATCAACCTTTGGCTTTAGAGCCGCATTGTTGATCTCTCCTGCAACCTTAGTAATAACACTTGGGTCTGCCTCGTTCATAAGCACGGATCTGTCCGCTTCGTCAAATATACGTTTTCCTTTGCTGTCTAGTGCTTTTTGGATTACGGATTCAACTAATGCTTCTACTATCTGTCCTTTAGCCTGCATCTCCAATACCTTTGACTCTACTCTAAATGGATATGTTCTCTTGTAGTGTATGTCCATATCCCATTCCTTTACGTGTAGCTTCAAAGCTTCTCCATCTATCTCTTTGTGATAGTGTTTTGTGATCTTATCTATTGTTATACTCATCTTGTTATTTTTCCTCTCTGTCTTGTTGACACTGCCCTAACCGCTGGTCGGTAAAAACCGTTAGGTGATTGTTTCGAATAGCCTTCATCAAGTCGCTTAATGTAAGGGACCTTATTGGTCAACTTATAGTCGGTGTTTGATTTCTTGTTCAAACGCCAGTTGCTTCTTGCCCGACCTGATTGTTTCGGTGTAAATTTCTTAACCGTCTTAAAAAGATCATTGGCTATCGAGCGAACAGTTTGATTTAATATCCGATTAAAATCAGCCGTTGCTTTTGTCGTACTAGGTGATACACTAACTTTTAACAAGTGTGTATCCCCTATGCTGTTGCCGCGATAGTAAGTTCGCCCGTTCCTTGGAACGAAGCAGTAGCCTCTACCATACCATCGAAGGTACTAGTAATTGAAAAACCGGTGATTATAACTTCACCTGTTAATGTCATACCAGTTGTCTCACCCGATGGGTACAACTTGATTGTAGCCGGAGCAGATCCTTGCGTTCTTAAAGCCTGTTGCGCCGCATCACTGTCTCTCATAAAAAGATCCATTGTGCCACTGTAATCAGTTAAGCCCGCTTTGTAAGTTCTGTTTCCGCCTGAAGACATATTAGTATCTTCAATTGTTTCTGTGTTAAGATCAATACTAAAAGATCTCGCAGAAGCCACATTTGTTAATGAACCGCCAACGTCGAATTCGACTCTGCCTGATTCACCTGTGTATGTTGTGTTATTAAAAGCCATTATTCAGCCTCCTCTTTGTTTGTTAAGTCTTGGGGTCCATCCAAACTTATGTTTGTTCTTGTCTTTAATGCTACCACTTCATCAACTTCTACTATTGCCTTCTTGGGTACAATCCTTTTAACCCTTGACGCCTTTGCTCTTGCTGATGATGTCTGTAGCACCGATGGCTTGTTGTAAGACCAACCATCTTTCAGCCTTGCTTGTACTTCTTGATGCACTACAAGTTCTGAATTCCCTAATCTGTCCCATAATTGTATTNTCATTATANNACTCCTTTAACATATTGATAGGCACACTGTGCCGTTATTATTACTTCTCCTAAAGGTAGTTCTCTTTCTACTACCTCTACGTTTGTAATTCTTGTACTTACATTGTGTATGTTTGCCGCCGTAAGTGTTATGTCTCTGTCTCTCGAAACTTCTAAGATCTCTTCCACACGTTCTACCATCTCGTTCCTCAACGTGTCTATCTGTGTGCCACGCACATAACATTTCAACTGTACTTCAAGCACACCCTGTCTTAGGTCTGTGGATATGTCCTCTCTTGCTTCGCTCATTGTGTTCACAAGTATTGCTGGGAACTGTGTAATTGCAATCTTGCTAACTTCAAAAAACTCTCTGCTCACTAACCCCGGTGCAGGATTGGTCATATTCTGTAGTTGTTGAAAAATGTTTGTTGTAATATTTTCTCTTGCTGACATTATCTAATAAGCCTACCTTGATAAAAGGACTGTTTTTCCGAGTCTTCGTATGTACCACTACTATCTAAATCGTAGTTTACGCCGACTTGTAAAATGTCATCAAACTCCTCATTAAATTTTTCTTTGTAGTATGCCATCTTCTCTCTGAACGTATCGCCTTCTACCTCAAACGTTGATAAACGGGGATATATGTACTGGTACAACACGTGGTAAACTGCCGCTCTCGTAAATTGACTTGAGTCTAACTTACTTGGTGAAAGTTTTGTGTCTATGCCTCCTAGCACACTTATATCTCTTGTTCCGTAATTGGCTGTAGGCCACCAACGAATGTTTAGTAGTCTTATAATGTCATCGTATGTTTTGCTGTGTAGATCGGTGTAGTCTTGTATTCCGTAGTTCTTAATGTCCGGTGCGTATTCAAGTATGTCCGAGTCTTGTGCGAATGTTGCCATCGTAAAAGTCCTTCTTTTTAATTAATACAACAAAGTCCTTCTTTGTTGTAAAGTTATTTATTACTTAATTCTTGTAGCAGGTGTTCTTCTGTAATTACAGGGAACTGCACATCAGGGGTAGCACCATTAACTACTGCTACATCTAGCCCGTGCAGTAATCTTTCAATAGTTTTTTTAATGTTATTGGTGAATTTTCTTTGTGTGCCTTTGTTGTATATATGGTCATCACTGCTGTTATCACTTAATCCCCAGTCGCAGCCAATAATGTATATTTTCTCGTTGGCTACTGCCATTTTTTGTGCCGCCCAACAAGCAATGACGCCGCTGTTCCCGCCACCAATACGCAAATCACGTACTGTTATCCAATTAGGGTACTGTGCATCTGGACGTGTGTAGTATAGACGTGCTGGCTGTGTTTTTATGCTGTGTACAACTTCTGTATCAAACGCACACACCACATCAACGGCTCGAACCTGTTCTATGTAGTTGCACCCTATCTCTAACTTCTGTTGGGGCAACGTATCAATCAATTTGTCCCTGCTAGGACCATTAAACCAAATAATCATAACGTCGTAAAAAAAGGGGAACATTTCTGTCCCCCCTTTAGTTTGAGCGAGATACAAATTAACAATTAGTTAATTTGGTTATCTCCCAATATTTTAACACCATAAGAGTTGTGTAATACTTGAACTCCATATACAGATGTTGCAACAATTTCCTCAGCTCTTAAGCTCGCGTCTCTCTGTGTCTCTACTTTTAAGTTAGATGCCACAGCTAAACCTAATGCGTCTCTTGAGAAGACTGCATTCGTGCTAGATGTTGAAGAACTTTCTACTACATTCGATGTTTCAAATATGTCTATGCCGGCGATTCTGCCGATAAAGCCTTCTGTCATCGCTTGGTTTACAACCGATGATGCATTTGGATTTACGAACGTGTTAGTTAAAGTTTTCTTGATGTTGTAGATCG